AATAAATCATCAATCATAGCAATTCCTGTGATTTTATATTTTTTACTAAATTTTAAAAATCTCCCTCCTACAATTTCTTTTGCAGTTTTATACGTGTTACTTGAAGGATCGGCGTCATAATAATAAATTGCATGAAATCTATTTTGTGTTAATGCGGAATTTATATACCAATCATTTTCATATAAATCATTATTATCAGTTAAAAACCAATATATACGTTTATTTTTTTCATCAAAATACGTGCCTATAACATCAATATCAGTAGATAAATTTAATGCAGTATGTGCTAATGAATTTCCTGCCGCATTTTGAAGCACGCCTACATTTGCTCCATCTGTTTTTAAAACCTCAATATTTTGCGCATCCCTATATTCTCCTGGCGGCAATAATCTGTCATCAAGGTCTTTATTCATTTTCCCTTTCAGGAAATTGTTTTTAATTTCAGGCATTTATTAATGTTTTATCTGTTTAGATTTACCTCTCATTATTTGAGTAAGCTCTCTTAATTTAATATTTGATAATCTAAGTTTTGCATTTCGCATTGCAGCTCTTCTTTCTCTTCTATACCTATTTACTATGTATTCAGGAATATTTGATTTAGTTGATAAAATAGCATATGCAATATATTTATATAATGCTTCTTCTGCTAATTTATGTATTTGCATTTCAGCATCTGTGCCAAGCCCATCTGAAACATAATGAATAGTTAATATTTTTTCTGCAAGATTACTGCTAAACCCAAACTGCCCGTTTACTTCATCATGCACAAATACCCCATTTACTTGCAAGTGCTCAGGTGTGCTTCCGTATCTTCTACCATATCCTATTATACTATCACTATAATCTGAATTATGTGTAAAATAATCATTTGCACTTGCTGAACCTAAAGCTGCATTAGTTTCAATTCCTTGAAATAATCTTGAAGTTTCAGAAGTACCTAATAATAAAGAATTATCATTATCATATAAGTAATCACCTTGTGAGTCTTGTAGTATTGATTGAGAAGGTCTTGATGTTTGATTTGTAGGATATATAATTCTTTCTAATCCGTTATCATCAATCCAAGAAAGCTTTACATAATTTACGTAATCCTGGGGCATTGGTACTACCAGTGTAGAGGGTATTTGCACTTCTTGTATTTTTTCAACCCTTGTAATATCATAACTAAATTCTTGTATAGCTCTTTTTGCATGAAATAAAACGTCTTGCTTTCTAGCATGGTCAATTATTTTACCATCCCCTATATATGATATTATAAAATTATTTATTATATCTGCAAGAGGAATATATCTATAATTTCCTGTATTTGGACTGTCAAGTAAAATTTTAATAGCAGCATTATTTGCAGGTGCTGTTGTAAATGTAACAACCCCTGTTGAGCTATTATAAGAATGTAAATCATTATCAATTTCATCTCCATTTATAAATACTCTAAATTCTGATTCAGCTGAGGGAAGTGGGATAAATGTTAAAGTAAAAGTTGTAGTAGACCCGTCCCCTGTAAATAGCTGATGCCCTTCGTAATATTCTCTAGCTGTTTGTGTTATTAGTCCCATTTATTAAGAATTTTCTTGATTTATTTTTTGAATTTCTTCTTGTTTAACCACCTGAACAACATTAGGATCTTTTATAGTAACTCCTGCTAAAAGCAGTATTTTTGTAATTAATGCAACTTCTTCAGAATCATGTAAACTAAAATTTACAGAACTTATACTTGAATATTGCATGTCCCCATATGTTGCTCCTGATGTAAACGCCCATATTGGGTCAGATGGTTTAAATATATAATCTATAGTAGCGGAAGATATAGTGCTTGGTAATATATAAAAAAAACTTCCTTGTTTATAATAAATTGGATACGAAACACTTGGTGTTGTAAGTTTTGATGAAGTTATATATGGTAAATCTGATTTTTGTATTTCTTCAACCTCTATAGCCCTTGAACCCGTGCTAACCATTATGCATTTATATAAATTTGTAGGAACTGATGCAACTCCATTTGTAAAATTTAATGTAGCTGATATTGAAAATACATCAATTTTTTGTTTTGTATTTTTAGCAAGATTTGCATATTCATCATTAATGCTTCCTGTTTCTTTTCTTGTTAAGTAGCGATTATAATCTAAAAAAGCCTTATCTAATAAATCAAGTTGTGCCATTCTGGCAAACCTATTATATTGATCCGGCGTTAAAAATCCTCGTTGCTCTCTATTTAATAGTGATAGAACGGTTCTATAAACAGTATTTACATTAATGGCCATATTATATCTTTTATAGCCGTTGGCCCCGAAGGGCCTTAGCTATTATTAATTATTTTAATCTTTTTTCAATCGCATCATACACGTCTACTCCTTCATCTGTTTTAAAGAATTGTGTAAGTGCTGAATATGGGTTTTCTTCATATGGTACAGTAACTAATTTTTTATTAGTTGATGCCCAAGTAAAAGTTCTTTGATCGTCAGATAATTTTATAATACCTGCCTCAACAGCTCTAATACCCATATTTCTAATATTTATATTTTCGTCATTTGCTAATTCTAAGAACAAAACTGGATTTTGCTTAGCCATTTTAATCAAATCACGTTTAAGCTCACTAGAGCTCATCTTAGATGCTCTAGAACCAGCCTCAACACGCACTATTGCTTCCATATGATCAATATCCATGCTCATTGCTAAATTTAAAGCTTCAACTTCTAATTCAATCATATCTAATTCATCCTCTGCAACAGCTTCTGGATCAAATTCAAAAAATAATGCATTTCTTTGTGGGTGATATAATGATAAAAGTTTTTGTAATGTTTGTTTTTCTTTTGGAACATTTAAAGTCCCATCTGTAAATGTAATGTGTGCTAATTGAGCGTCACCTTTAAATTCATCTACAAAAGGTGTTCTTTGATTTACAGTATATTTAAGTTCTCTTTCATAACCTTTTTCTTCATCAAAGTAATATATGTTAGAGCTTTTTATAGTATATGTTAATGGCGCTAAACCATCTTTTAGTGCATATACTCTATCTTTTATAACCCAGCCTGTATTTTTTGGCGTAGGTTTTGGTTCTTTTTTTATTTTTACTTGAGTAGGTGTATCCACAACTATCTCATTTTCGCTCTTTTGAGCTTTTGCTTTTTTTGTCATGATATAATATAATATAAATTAATAAAAAGTAAAGCTAGGGCGATAAAACACGCCCTGCTCTACTGTGAAAAATTAAGAAGTTAATAACATAAAGTTGTTAGCACCTTGTGTAATTAAACATCTTTCTGATAGGTAGTGAACCTCCATCGCATCTAGGTCAGAGCTAAAGTTTCCTCCAACTGAACCAGTTGTCCAAGATTTCATTTTTCTATCATCAGCTTGTGAAGCTCTATATCTAACGTGTAAGAAAGGTCTCTTAATGTTTTTACCAAGAATTTGGTCATAAACAGTAGAAGTACCAGCTGGCACAATTACCCCTCTAATATCGTTTTCAATAATACCTCTTGTTGAGCCGTCATTTAAGTATTTCCAGTCAGTTTTGTAAAAGTCATAAGAACCTCTTCTAAATCCTGAAAACCCTAAGTTAAGCGCCATATCTTCGCTGTTAGAAAATACACCATAAGATGTACCGCCTGAACCATACGAATTTTGTGCTGCTAGCATATCATCAATTGCTAATGACACTGATCTATTAATGAATAACATATTTTCTTCAATAGCACCTTGTGCATCGAATTTTTTAAGTATTTCATCAAATGAACCTAAATCATCAGAAGTTGAAGAACCTGCAATACCTGTTGTAACGTGACCTCTTGCAGTTACAGCTGCAAAAAGACCTTCAGTACCTGCTGTGTCATCAGCTGCTGCAGTTCCTAATAAAGAATCTACACCACCAGTTGCTTTAGCAAATTCACCTTCAACCATTGCCATTTCAAGGTTATCTTCAAATCTTTGTCTTGTGTCACCTTCAGCTTTTAAGTACCATAAGTAACCAGTTTGACCTTGTTCTCCTGTTACCTCAACCCAACCAATTTGAGAAGCGTCAGATCCTGATACTTCGTATTTATCTTTAATGATAATTGGTTTGTTAGTTAAAGAAGCAAAAGAAGGCTGAACTGAATTAGTCATACCTGCTGTTCCTTTTTTGAATTCAGAACCAAAAACGAAGAAATCACAAGTGTTTGCTGCGTTGTCAGTTGCTGTATCAAATCCTGTTACCGCACCAACTGTTGCACCTCCTGAGTAAGGAATAACTGTTAATGTAGTATTGTCACTTGCAACCGCAGACACATACGCTTTAATAACAGTTGGAGTAGCTTGATTGTCGCTAAGAACAATAGTTTGTCCAACTCTTACTGCGTGAGTTCCCGCATTTGCAATTGTAATTACACCAGCGTCTGTTATTGCTGCGCCTTTGTAGTGTAAATGTAATCTACCTTGCTCTGACCAAACAACTTGATCAGAAGTCATAGGCATTTCAGCACCTACCATTCTTAAGAAAGAAGCAACTGATCTGTTTCCAAATACTTCTACTTCTTGCTCATATAAATCTGGTAAATACTGCTGAGACCAATCATTAGAACCACCTGTAAATGATAGGTAGTTTGATGATAGAGTTTGTTTAACTGGAGCTGGAGTAGAATTTAAACTACCACCAGCTACAGGAGTTACTGCTGCCATTTTAATTTATATTTTTAATTATTATTATTTTTTAAGTTTTATACGTAGTTTTGAACTATCGTCACCGGATATTGCTCTTACTTTTATACCACCTGATTCAACAACACCTGAACTTGTTTGTCTTGGATCCATATTTATATTTTTGGATTCAGACGAAATTTCTTTTATGGCTTCTGTTTTACCAAGCTGATAAAAATGATTTGCAATATTATCAGCGTTTTTAGCGGCAAATAATGCTTTATGATAACCATACCCGTCGCTTAGTTTATTATTATCATCGAGGTAACTACCCACAATATTCATAATATCCATTTGAGTATTTTTAACATTTTCAACATCTTTAAGATTGTACCTAAATTTTTTATCATTAACTTTGAAATCAAAACCTTTGAATTCCTGATTAAAAACTTCATTAGTTTTCATCTTAAATTGATTTGTCGCCTGTGCTTGTTGTTGAGCAATTTCTTGTTGCTCAGTATTGTATCTATTAAAAAAGTCAATAGCTTTTTGCTGTTCTTTGCTTAAGCTACCATTTATTTTTACTTCTTTATAGTATTTATTTTTTTGTTCCTCAAGATATTTTTTTGCTTCAGCTATTTGCTCTTTATAAGCAACTTGCTTTCTTTTTATTTCTTTAGGATCATCCATTTCTTCATCATATGAAAATTTATCTTCTATTAAAAAATTTATTTCCTCTGAATCTAAGTGAGGTTTTGTTTTATTATAATATTCTTTAATAATTTGATTATTATCATATGAAGCATAATCTTTATTTAAATTTACAAAATCTTCTATTGTACCACCTGTTTCATTCATAAATTGTACTAGATCATGTATATTATCTGGTATATTTACTTCATCGTATTTTTCAACTTCAGGAGTAATTTTTTCTTCCTTTATTTTTTCTTCCACTTTTTCTTTAGGCTCTTCCTTAGCTTCTTCTTCAATTACTTCTTCTAAAGTCAGCTGATTTTCTTCTTGCTGTACTTCTTGCAATTCCACTTTGGTTTCTTCCCCTGCTTTTTCATCCGTGCCGCTTCCGCGTAACACGCTTTCATCTGTGCTTTGTTCTTGAACGGCATCTGTTTCTTCTTTTAAAGGTTTTCTTAAATCTACTTTAGTAATAGTATCATTACCAATATCAGCACCTATTTTTTTAAGTACTTTTGTTTCTTTTTCAGCTACAGATGGATTTTCATCTTCTATAACTTTTGCTTTTATTTCTTCTGACATAATATAATATAATTAATTAACTTTATTTAAGGTCAAAGTTTTTACCTTGGTTCAAATTGTTCTAAACCAAATCCGCCTAACGTATCAAATCCTGATGATTCAAAATCTTTTGGAGGCGTATTATTTTTTCTTTGTTCTATAAGCTCGGACTGTTGAGAAGCTTGGATTTTAGTCCTTTTATCTTTTCTGTCTTCACGGTACTTTTCTTTATCATTAATTACTCGTAAATCCATTTCTTTAAGCTTTACGTTTAGCTGAAACTCATGCAACATAAGCTCTTTTTTAATTGCAGCTTCTCTTTCTAATTTTTGTATATCAAACTGAACTTGAGCTTGATTCATTTTAACTTTATTTTCAGTTAAAATAGTATTTTTTTGAATATCTACTGCTGCTGCTGCTTCAGCTGCTTTTGCGTTTGATTCAGATTGTAACTCTATATTCCTTGCTGATATAGCTTGATCTTGTTCTAATTTTTTTCTTCTTCTTACTTTTAATAATTCATTAGCAAGCTTTAGATTTTTTACATTTCTAATATCAATTGCATCTTCTAAATTTATTTGATCTTTTTGTAATGATGCTTGTATATTATTTTCAAGAAGTTGTTTTTCTTCTTCATCAGGAGTTAGCTCTAAAAATATACCAAAATCATGAAGATGTAACTCCGCTACTTCTTTTAAATTAGCTACATTAAATCTCCCTAATGAATTTATAAATGAATTGTTTGTATTTCCATATTCTAATACATCTGATATTCTTAAAGAAATAGCTTCTGCTGTTTTAAGAGTAAGGTATAATCCACCTTGTAAAACATGCCTTGTTGCTGTATTTGAATTTGCTGCTGCAATTTTTTGTAATCCCACTAATGCATTTTTATCAGGTGCTGAGCCATCTCTTGCTTCATTTAAACCTGTTACATCCCGCATATTTTGTAAATAATAATTGTATGCAGTAATTAATGAATTAATTTTTGCTCCTCCACTATTTGTTTGTAGCTCTTGTATTGGCACTCTTCCATTATTAAATTCACCATCTTGAGTCATTGATCTACCAATAACAGAACCTGTTTGGAAATACATATTTAACGCTTCTTGTGGGTTGTAATTTGTTCCATTACCTAAATCTACTTCCGCTATACCATCTGCATCTAAAAATACACCGTCTGGAACCATTCTAGCTAATACTTGTTGTAGCTTTAAATGCGTTAATTGAATCATATCAGCAAATGTTGTCATTCTACTAACAAGCGATTCTAATCTCCCTTTATATACTCTAGGTGCTACAATATTATATGACATTTCAACTTTTGTAGTATCAGACTTAGGCCTTGTCATATTTTCAGCAAGCTTCCATTCTAATAAATTTTGGCTGCCTATTATTTTTGCACCAGTATATAAAACTTCAATTGCTCTATTTACTTTTTCAAATCTAGCTCTTTGATCTGCAGGAGGATTAAAACTGTCATCTTTTTTAATTGCTTTTTTACCGCCTGATACAGTATCTTTAATTTTATAAATTTGATTTTTGTAAGTTTTATATTCAAAATATAATACATACACAAATCCTTCATCATCGCCGTCTATTGCACCATATGATTTATTATATAATAAATGACCCGATCCTAATCCATTTTTTTCTATCGTAGCAATTTCGTCATCTGTAATATTAGGATATTGTTTTTTAAGTTCAACAATGCTTATTTTTTTAATTTCACCCACATAATATAAATCATCAAAATATGGAGATTCTGTAAAAGAATAAACAATATCAGCAGGATCAACATAATTAATTTTAATTCCTTCTGATTTATTAAAACCGTTTCTTACACAAGCCATTCCAATAACAGCTATATCGTAATCAAGTCTTTTCTTTATTAATTCATACTTGTTTTTGTCTAAAACATTATTAATAGCTTCTTCTTGAGCAATTTCAATACCTTGCTTATATTCCATTTGCATGTGAACACCCAGTTCATTTTCATCCATTGGAAGCTTTGTAGGGTCTGTTTTAAAAGTATCAATACCTAAAGTACCTTTTATTTCTTCAATGTATTCTTTAGCCTGCATATCTCTTAAAATATTATCCATATAATCTGTTCTTTTCTTAACAGAAGACGGATCTTGAGAATATGCTTTTATATCATACATTCTTTCAGCAATACCATTTACTACTATATCTACAAATTTTGGTATAATAGGTACAGGTTTCCAATCTAAATTTAAATAAGATAAATCACCATTTATAGATAATTCATCTTTATATTTTTGTATTGACTGCTCTCCTCTTGCATAAAGTCTTAACCTATGAAAATTTTCTCTATTTGATTGATATCTTGATGTACCAGAATCTCTTTTAAACCATTCTGATTCAATAGCTATTCCAACTTTAGTTCCATACTCTAAACTTGCTTTTTCTGCGTCAGATACTGCTTGACTCGGAAATAATCCTGTTGGGTGTGTTTTTGCCATTTACTTTAATATTTTGGATATTATTCCTTTATTATTATATTTTTTAAAACCAAATTCTAATTTTTTAGTTGTTCTTTGCCCTGTTGGCGCATACATATTTTTGTTGCAAGCCATTATTGCTAAACCTGAGCTAATAGCTGCATCATATTTTGTTCTTTTGTTTATATCAAAACCAGCCCAATCATTTAATGTTTTATTAAAATATAAATCACCATATGAACCATCTTCTTTTAATCCTACATATTTATCAATATATGATTCAATTGCAGCTGCATGTGCTTGTCTAATATCTTCAGATGAGTTTGGTATTCCACCTATCTCTCTTTCTGCTACAGATAATTTATTATAAAGTTTATCAGGTCTATTCATTGAATAACCTCTATACCCTCTTCTTTTTAAATAATATAGAAGTCTTGGTTTGTTGTTTTCTGCAAGAAGCGGCATGCCATAAAAAACTAATGACATCAAAACATCTTCAAAAAACATTTCTGCAGTTTGTGGTCTTGAAATGTATTCTAAAAAAAAGCTATTAGACGGCGCTTCGTCTAAACTAAATTTTGTTAATCCATGCAATGACCCCTTTGAACCTTTTCCGTCAGTTGTACCTGATATATCATAAGAGTCACATCCAAAAGCGCCTATATGCTCATTAGCAGGATATTTTAAACCATTTTTTAATATCATCCTATTCTGCATATGCACAGGTGGGACCCAGGTTATATTAAATCTTCCATTATTATTTGGCAGAAACAATACTTTTGTATCTTTAACGCCGTGTTCCCATGAAAAATTACCTCTAGCTATAAATTTATTTTGATTAATATCAGTATTATAATCTATTTGTTCGTATATTTTTTGTAAATTAAATATACTATTTTTTGTTTCATCCCTAAATGCATGTTCTTCTGTACGTGGAAACTGTCTATAAAATTCATTTAAAGCATCTTGATCGTCTCTAAGACCATCTGCTTCATTTTCCCAGTGCTCTATAATTCCAATATCGATTGGATCCCCGTATGGCCCTTCAACTGGAGCTGCGGGTGTATCGAATACAGGTATTCCATAAGAATCAATGAATCCTTCGTAGTTCCATTCCATAGGTATGAACAAACTATATAATCCCGAACTAGTCTGTCCATTTCTGTTTCTTTTTGTAACGTCTGAGCCATTATATAATTTTTTAAAGTTATCTCCACCTTTATCTAAGGTGTTTGAAGTAGATCCCATCATACATTTACCTATTATTCTACTTCCTAATCTCAGCGTTGTTTTTGTTACACGCCAGTTGTTTAAAATATTATCTGGTCTTTCCCATTTACCAGACTCATCGTGTACTAATAATTTTAATTTCTCACCATCATACGAGTTATCACCTGTGTTTTTCCAATCTATTGTTGTATCGAGCCCTTCAAGCGCTTCTCTTTGATCGGTGCTGGTGATAGACTTCCTTGTGAGTTTGGACGCGGGTACTCTATATGCGAGTTCGGTTTTGGGTCTATCCATTCCGTCTTGTATTGGTTTGAAGAAGAATGGGTAGTGTACAGATATTGGGACGACCTTATCTGTAAACATCTTCTTTGCATCAGCACCAGTCTTTGATAATATTCCGAATCTAGCATCGGAACTGATAGTAGCTTGGTTAACTGTTTCTGCGGACGACATGAAACTAAATCCAGACCGTCTATTTTTGAGGTAGCATATTCCATAGCATCTTTTATCTGCCTTGCATGCCTCCCAGAATATGAAGAATAATCTGTTTGCTTCTCTAAACTCTGGTTGCCCAACATCAATTTTGGACCACTGCAGGTACATATAATGAGAGCCAGTAATATAAGTGCCACAACCTTTGTTGCGAAACCAAAAGCCTTCTTCGCGTCTGGTAAATTCTCTATCAATGTATGCATGCCACTTTTCTTTAAATTCAGCTGGATATGCTTGCCAGTCGAATATGGTTTTAATATTTTTTAATTCTTTTGGGTATTCTTCAGGTGTCCACTTATCATATTTGCTATACACGTTTTCTTCAAGCGGCAAAGCAATTTTTAGATTTTGTATTTCATATATATCACCTATCTTGC